AACACCAATAGCACTAGCAGATGTAATGAAGAGTTTGTTGTAACCTAGACAAGGTAGAACATAACCAGTTTTTCTAACTTCTTTCCAAACATCATCATAAGATAGTAATGGGTTGATGTGTGATAGTAGGTCATACAAATCTCTTTTCTTGGTTAGAACAAAGTATCCAGTAACTATTACATTACACTCTATTGATATCCACTCTAAAAGATTTTGTGTGGTTTTGAATGAGTTACTACTGTAACCACCATGTTCACTTAGGTCATAAACTCTTTTTGAATATGGGTCAATAAGTTGTCTTAACATTGGAGTTCTCCAACCCATGTCATTATCTCTCTGACTGTCCACTGAATCTTGTTCTTCTCTAGTTTGTTGGAGTAAGTCACCTTGATGTGAATATCCATCAGTGATGATTGTTAGTATTGATTTCTCAATTGAATACTTACTGTTGAATTTAGGAAGTAGTTTTCTCAATGCGACCAAAGATTGGTCAAGAGGAGTACCACCCAGTCTATAGTTTCTAGGCCCTGCATGAGTGTCGAAGTGAACGTAGTATGAGTATTCTTTATCCATCATATCTACACTACCAAACAGGTTGTTCCATTCATCAATCGCCTTCTCGACTTGTCTACCCGAGACTTTAGAGAAATGGAAGTTTGTCCACTTAGTACCTAAACACTCTAACATTTTAGTCCATTCTTTGTTGGACATCTCATCTGAAGCAACAGTCAATAAAGAAGTGTAGTCACTTCTGTATGACCAGTAATCATCTCCAGCCATATATGAATCTGAAAATAGATACATTCTGTGTGGGATGTTTACTTTTCTACAGAACATTGCAAGTATAATAGTTTGTTCAATCAAGTCTGATGCCTGGTCTACAATTGAACCACTCCAATCTAAAAGAACATTGACACCATGGTTTTGACCCTCTGGCAAATAGAGTGCCTTTTTGAAAACATCTTCTACAATCTGATACTTTGCAAGTCTATTCATATCTAACTTACCAGTCTTACCAGTGTATGCAAGTTTACTTCTTTGTGCAGTTTGTTTCATATCGAATTCTTTTGCCATGTGAGCAACAAGTTTTTTGTTTTTATCAACTAGATACTTAGCAGCAAGTTTTGACCTTGCAAACTGTTTGTCTTTACTGGTATCTTCAGTAGTTGACCAGTGTGTATCCCAATCCTTAAGAACTTGTTTGTAAGAAACTTCAATTGAATCTATATCTTCTTTTCTTTCAGAGAAGACTTTACCCAAGTCATGTTGAGATGTAATTTTTACAGTGTCTGAAATGTAATCCCCTTCATTGTTATGTGCAGCGTGTTCAGTGACTGATTCTCTTGCACCGTCTTGTGGGTCATAAGAACCATAACCCAGTCCACCTTTTTGACCAGTTTCTTTAGACTCTTCTTCATCAGTCAATTCAGTTTCAGTTTCATTTGAATCTTCTTGACCAGTTGAATCTCCTTGGTCAATGTCTTCAAGGTCAGGCATAGAATCACCACCACCTGTAGAACTTTCCTGTTCTTCAGAGCCTTCTTCTGATTCCTCATCACCCCATGATTCTGATTCTTCATCTTCGTCTTCGTCTCCACCGATTTCAAGTGTTTGTGGAACAATATTTTCATCAGTCTCATCTCTAGTCTCATTCTCTTTAGACCATTCGTAAATTTCAGTTGCAACTGCCTCAACATCTTCCCATGTCTTACAAGCATAACACTTGTCTAGAAAAACTTGTTCTTCATCAGTCAATTGAATTTGAACTCTAGAACCAACCTTAGTTATAAGATTGATTTTATCAATCAATGAAAGTTCTTGTAGGTCTCTGTTTTTAATACCGAAGAAATCTTTTTCCATAAGTTCATTGTAAGCAGCGTAGAATGACTTCCTTAGTCCTTGGTATCTCTCTTTAATTGCACTTTCAATTCTTACATCTTCCACTACATTAAGGTAACCCTTAAGAGTCTTATTCTTTTCTAATGCACTATGAACACCTTCATAAGGTGTGTGTAATGCATGTCCAACTTCGTGTCCCATGAATAGGTCATAAAGTTCATTACTGATATCATCCTTGAAAGTAGGACATGCAAGGATTCTATTCTTGATATCAAAATATGCAGTAGGTATGTTCCTATGCACAATAGTTAGGTTCTCTGTCGCCATTAGTTTAGCGAGTTGGTCTTTTTGGTTTCTTGTTGTTTTTGTCATGTTTATAGTATACTAAAAAGTGGCAGGGATTGTCAAGCCGTGGTAAATTTTCTCCATGATTTGGAGAAGTTTTTCATTGGGGTTTTAAAGATTATCTCTTCTTTAGTACCCTCTTTAATATAGCCAACCAGTTCCATTTTCTTGTTGACTATGTAAGTATTGCTGGGAAATTTCCAATCAGTTATTTCTTTAAGATAAGTATTCATTATGCGACCAACCTAGTGTATGGTTCATAACAACCACTCACACCAATTGCAGAGTTATCACAACCTCTACCGTCCATCCATATTTCTAGATTAATATCTTCATAACAATCAGAAGAGAATATTTGTCCTATGAAAGTAGTATCTAAATTAGTCTCATATACATTCTTACCTATTCTACTGATAGGTTTTACTGCGATATGATGAGGAGTAACCTCTTCGATTATTGCAGTGGTTGTTACACCATTTAAAGTATATTGACAGGTATCTAACCCAGTTTCAATGTAATTCGTATCTAACATTAAATGCACCTCGCTTCTTTTCTAAGTTCGAACAGTTTTGCAATGAAACCATTTGCACCACCTGTAGGACTTGGTACTTCTGCAATACCAAATTCGTTTTCAATTGCAAAAATTACATTCCAAATATCCTTATCTGCCATAGATAGGATATCTTCCATAATTTCTTGATTAATGTTGTCGTTGTGAATGTTTGACATGTTATCTCCTTTTTTCATTATATACATAGTATACAAAAAAGTGGCGGGGATTGTCAAGCGTTACGAAGTCTGTAGTGGTCTTTTTCTAAGTCTTTAGTTCTATCATCTGTAATGATATTATCGGGATTTGTGGAGAACCACATTGAGATAGTGTGTCTTGAATTCCTTCGAACAGGATACACACCATGTTCATGATACAAGCCTTGAAACAAGATTCCTTCTCTTGCAACTGGTTTGTGTACATAATTGTCTTGGTCGGGAAAGTATGTCTCCCCACCTCTAAAATTTTGGTTTAAGTATAGTATGAGTGTCCATTCTCTACTTGGTTTATCTTCTACAATATCATTATCTAACTCTACTTGAGAGTATGTGTCTAAGTGTGGAGTTTGTACACCACCTATATCCCACTCATTTATTGCAGTCATTTCAGGATATACCACTTGGTCTGAATGCTTACGAATTTCACCAACTGATTGGTATGCTATACGGTTGAATATATCACGAACCCACTGGGTGTGGATGTGTATTATATCTATTGCACGGTAATCTGAACCGTCTCCAACACTCCTAAGATGCTTGTGAGTTTTGTGGAAGTGAATCAGATTCCTTGACTGACTCTCCGTCAACATGTTCGGAATCTTTAGCAGATTGAACTTGTTGGATGTATTGTGCGATTGCTTGTCGTTTTTCATACTCTATTCTTTTTCTCTTTTCTTTAGGACGTGCTTTCAATGCACGGTCTAGTTTCAATTTGGATGCACGTTGTAAGAACACTATTCCATTTAAGTGGTCTATTTCATGTTGGGCACATCTAGCACCAATTCCATCCAACAGTGTTGAATGTTCTTTACCATCCGAATCATGATATTTTATTTCACAAACTCTAGGTCTCTTTATCATAAGATATATATCGGGAAATGAGAGACAACCTTCTTTAAGTAAATCTGTTTCTTGAGATACTTTGGTAACTTCGGGATTGAAGAATGATTTATTACCATCTTGTGTTCTCATTACAAAAACTCTTGCATCTAAACCTACTTGGTTTGCACTCAATCCTAGACCACCGAATCTATCCATGGCCTCAGATAGTTTTTCTTCTATTTCTTTTGCATCATCTCTTTCTTCAAAGTCAAATGCAACTGGGGGTGTTCTTAAAACTTTACTTGCTTCTTCAATCAATTCATACATTATCTATCTACTACTCCACTATATTGTAATTTTAACATACTAAATTTTGCCAATCTTCCTAGTGTTGCGAGTTTCTTACCTTCTCTAACTCCTGCATCACTTCTAATGGTCATCTTTAGTTTCTTTTGGTCATCAGGCGTATCTATATCTATAAACCATTCTTGCACTGACGATTTATTTAGGTATGCATTAAAACTTGTAACTAATGGTAGTAATGATGCAAGGTCGTCACCTTTTTGTTCTGCTACTTTACCTACTGCCTTTACTAATATTAGTGGAACCTTTGCAGGTTTTTGTAGATTAAAGTTTTCGTAAACCCAACTTTTAAAATCTTCTAGTGATAATTCATTTAGTGCTTTACACACATGAGTTCTTTGTATTCTTACCATTGCAGCATACAAATTGTTAGACTCTGTCTCATCTTGTAAATGATAATCTAAGTATAGTTGTCTGACACCTGCAGTCACCGTTCTATCTCCACTTGCATAAGTGCTTTTAGATGCAACCGATTCTATGTTTGGAATTTTAGAATACACTGCATCCCAAAGTTCATCTTCCATAGGTTTAAGTGCTGACTCTTTATCCATCTTTTTAAGTTGAGTCTTAACATAAGAGTTTAATAATGGTTCTGTAGATTTTGTTGTTCCTGCCTTTAATGAGATACCTAGTATCTCTTTATTTTTAAAGAATACAAAAATATCTCCTGCATGACTTTTAGGAACTCCACTGGGTTTTGCACGATATCCCCATACAACTTTTTTTATGGGTTTGGATGTGTTTAAATCATATAGAAAATTTGTAATACCGATTGCATTTTCCATTTTCATCTTAACGAATCTTTCTTCCATAGTACTAAGTCTTTCTATAACCTCTGCGGCTGCATCTGCATCTGAAGCTGCATAAGAACTTTTTGCAGATTTTATATTCAACTTATAAAGAAACTTTTTAAAATCTTCCACACTACTAGGTCTAAACTTTTTGTTAAATGCTAAGCATGGGAATAATTCTGTTACGGATGCGTTTTGTGTAGTTTCACCCATACCCTCAAGTAAATCGAGAGGCATACCAATAGTGTAACTGGGTAAGTCTAACTTACTAAGTTTAGGTGTTAGATACTCGTTAAAAGATTTCATACTACTATTTATCTATTCTGCAACCCGTGAGAAGTTTTTATGTTTCTCAAATCGTATTACATCATTAAACTTGTCGTATAATGCATCACCTTTATGTGATATGATAAATGCATTGGTCTTCTCTGTAAGAGAATTTAAAAGTTTTAGAAAGTCGTCTGTTCCGTTAGTGTCAAGTGAAGAGTCGAACACTTCATCTAATATTAATAGATTAGTGTTAACACTGTTCTTCATTCTTGCAACACTTCTCCATGTGAATAGTAATGACAAATCGATTCTCATCTTCTCACCTTGAGAGAAGTTATCGTATTTAAATACGTCTCTAAACCTTGACTTGATGGTTTCTTCAAAAGACTCATTCAACTCAAACCCAACATAGAACTCAAGTTGTGCAAGATACTTATTAATAAGTTTGTTCATAATTGGAACGTACTGTTTAATAATCTTTTCTTTTACACCTTGGTCTCTTAGGAGTGTTGTTGCAATGTCATAGTAGTGACCTCTGTCAACCATGTTCTCCTTTTTCTTATGAAGGATATCCAACTTCTCTTCGGTATCATCAATTCTTTCATGCACATCAGAGTTACCACTCTTTTCTTGTTCTAGTAGTGTTATCTCCTTTTGCATCTTATTGACAAACTTCTGATTGGATAGTATTTCTGTTTGTAGAATTCCAACAGATTTTTGAATAGTCTCTATCTCATCTTGTACTAGGTTGATTTCTTGTATCCGACCTCGTACTTCGAGGATAAGGTCATCAATTTGTGTGATGGCGTTCTTGACTTCTTCAACTTTTTTAGTCTTGGCTTCAATATGTTTCTTTTTATGTTCATGGTCTAATCCTTGTTTACATGTTGGGCAGTCATCATTTTCTTCATAGAACTTAATTTCTTTGACTGCTTTTGTTTTAGATTCATTAAGTCGTTTCTCCACGTCAAGAGCCTGTTTGAGTCTATCCGTTTGAGGGTTTTTATCCGAGATAGTGGATTTTTTCTCCACCACATTTTTCGTCTTTTCATCAACTTTCTCCAGTAGATTTGAGATATTAGTTTCTGTTTCTTCAACAGTATTCTCATATTGTAATATTTTTTTATCACGATTCTCACGAAGTGCATTAAGTTGGTCATTGAGTCCACTGACTCGTTCTTCCATGAGTTCAACTTCATGGTTGGTTTCTTTTATTTCTATATTGTGTTCAGACACTTTCTTACGAAGTAAGTCTCTCATAGTTGAAAATATGGAAATGTCTAGTAAGTCTTCTACAAGTTTCCGTCTCTCTACAGCACGAAGTTGCATGAAAGGAGTAAAGTTTGCAGAACCCAATATTGCGACTTGGGTAAAGGAACGAAAACTCATTTTGAGTACGTTCTTCTCTAAGTGTTCTTGATAGTCTCTGACTGTTGCATCTTGATTTAACATAACATCATTTACATACAACTCAAACTTATTTGGTTTTGCACCACGGATTACTTTATATTCTCTTTTACCTATACTGAATTCTACTTCTACTAGAAGTTCTTTTTCATTTATACTATTGATAAGTAAATCTTTTTTTAGATTACGGAATCCCTTTCCATATAAACCAAAACACAATGCATCTAATAGTGTAGACTTACCTGCACCATTTTCTCCAAGTATAAGAGTTGTTTGGTGTGCATCCAATTGTATTTCAGTAAATTTATTTCCTGACGAAAGTAGGTTCTTCCATCTAACTTTTTTAAAGTTTATCATAAGTAGTTATGTTCATCCAATGCTTCATTATACAATGTAGTCATTAATTCGTTAAGAGGTTTTTTCTTACCTTGTATATCCAACCCATCAACATACTTGGATAGGATTGTAAGAGTATCTTCTATATCCTCTATATCATCATCATCAAAAAAGTCCATGTGTTTGTTATCATCTACAACAGATACATGTAATGGATTTTGTGCATGTATTTTATCTAAGTATGTGTCAAACCAGTATGGATTGTCTTTGTTTACAACTACAACCTTTACAAACTTTCCTGCAAGGTTTGAGTAATCTGCATTAGAGAGTGTCTCAAAACTTTCTTTACTGTCGTCATAGAAGGCCTTCTCAAACATTGTTATTGGATTTAGAACTGGTGTCAACTCTAAAGTTTCTGTATCAAATATGTGAAAGTATTTTGGGTCATTGTAATCAGACCAAGTAAATTGCATTTGTGAACCAACGTATCTTATGTTTTTAACTTCTGATTTCTGATGGAAATGACCACTGTATACTTTATCGAATCTTTTCAGATACGAGTGGTCTAAACCATGTTGACATGTCATGCCTGGATGTACCAATGCACCTTCTATTTCAAAGTGACCCATAGCAATAGATGCTGGTGCTGATGTTAGAAATTCAATTGAGTCTGCATAGTTTTCGGGATTAATCCATGGAACTAATGCGATAGGAAAGTCGTCATATTCTTTGACTGCACATTCGGAAAAGACAGTCACATTTGGTTGGTTATATAGAAGTAACTCGGGTGCATTTACATCATTGGTATTTTTGTAATATGTATCGTGGTTACCGATTATCAAGTCCATGGTTATACCACGTTCTGTCATGGGTTCTATAAAATGTTTTATGTTTGCCTTCATAGATGCAAAGTTGATATACTTTCTTCTATCGAAGTAGTCTCCCATGTGTATGATTTGTTTTATATTATGTTCATCTAAGTATGGGAAGAAAACTTCATTATAGAAACGACCTTGATATTTGGACATTTCTAACATATCTCCACGGACACCACAATGGGTGTCATTCAGCATAGCAATCTTCATTTACTAAATTTCTCTAAATTGGTTTCTTTTTTTACTTTTGTTTTTTTAGATTTTCTTGGTTGATATTCAACCCTAGTCATATTTTCCTGCATCCATTCAACATTTGTGTTTATTAATGATGGGTCATGTTGACCATCTATAGTATCGAATGCATCCATAGTAACATTAGTTGCATCTATGGCCTGTTGTTTAATGTACACTTGTTTCTTTTCTTTTTGTATTCTTCTTAAGAAAGCGTAATAACAAATTTGAGTAATATATGCGAATGCATTATTTGATTTCTCAACATTAAAGTTACCTATGTATTGTATGCAGTTTTCTATTGCATCACAAATCATCTCATCTCTATAGGTATAGTTTATGAAGTTTGGTCTTGTAGATAGTCTTGTTGCAATCTTATAAATGCACTCTCCTATGTACTCTGACATTTGAGGAGAAGTATTCTCCTTCTCTTTTGCTTCTTTTATTTGAGCAACATATTCTGCAACTGCAGCCGTGAACTCTTTGTTGTTGACGTAATGTTCTGCTTTTTTAGGGTCTTTTTTAGTAGTCATGTACCTATTATACACAATAATTTGTATATTGTAAGGGGTTTTTAAGTATTTATTTTATTGAAGTTTTTAGCAGTTATTTCAAAAAACCCCTTGTGGGATTTCATTTCTCATGATATGATTAATATGTCCCACGGGAGAAGCTATATAGCAGTTATAACTTGGGGATATATGCATCCAACGGAATGGTACGACTTTTTGATGGTAAAGCACGAGACATTCTTTCCAAATCACCAATAGCCAAATAGAACATAGTTAATGATAATATTGTATATATTATATAGTGTTTCATTTAGTGACCCAAAAATGAGTCAATAGTAAAAAATGCGAGGAGCATAACTCCAAACACACATACTTGAATTATGGATGCCCAAAAGACTTGTCTCATTGGATGTATCTCTGTTAACTTTTCTATGATATCTTCATTTGGTGAAAGGTTAACTACTTGTAATACTTTCTTTTCAGTTTCAGGTCTTGAGAACCAAGGTATAAACATATTAGATTCCAGTAAGAGACATAGTAGAGAATATAAAAACAGTAATAAGTGTTCCTATCTCTAATCGCTCAGTTAGTTTAGTTTTAGTTGTATTAGACATTAGAATTGTACCGTATAGTACATTACAATGAATGGTAGTATGAAGGGAAGAGTCATCAGTACTAAAAATTCAATAACATCAACCAAGTTTCGTTTTTGAGGACGGATGAGGTGGTTGACTTCTCTAGCTTTTCGCACCATGCTCTTCGCAAAATAAGTTGCTGTGGTCATGGTTTTTCCTATATTAAATTATCATTATAACCTATAATTGATTATAAGTCAAGGTTATACGCAGTTATTTAGTAAGTTTTTTAGCCTAGTGAATTACTTTATTTCCTTTAGCGATATCGTAAAGGTCTATGTCTTCTTCGGAGACATCTTCATACTCATCATAAGTATTAGAAATCATTTCTTCAATAGTTTGTTCAACTAATCCTCTTATATTAGATTTATTAGTTAAAGGTATTCTACCTTCTTCTACCATTGTTTGCCATTGGGAAGATGCTTCATCATAGAATGGAATGAACTGGTCGTTCATATTACTTCTATGTAGAATTTGTTCAGATGCAATAGTTATTGCAGGGTCTTTTGATAGAGGTGCATATGGATAAAAAGTTGCGAGTGTTTGTTTCTTTGTGATTGCATTGAGTTGACATATCATAGGAAGTATCACTTCAGTACCCTTTCCAGTATCCCTAGTCATACCACATATTTCAGTTCCTGTCTTAAGTTTAAGAACTTCGTACTTTCTCGCTGCTAAATCTTTTGGTCTCACCCAATTGTACTCCTATCGCAAAATGGTAAATCTGAATTGACTACGTCTTTGTTACTGGTCTTGATGTATTCCCATGCAAGACTGAAACGAGTTCTATTAGATTTGTTATTATAACATCCGTGAACTAAATTGATATCAAAGAATGTTGCATATGGTGCTTCTCTCTCCATATCAACTATCTTCATCTTATTAGCAATTCTAGGTTCAATCCAACTGATACCATCTATGTTACTTGAATGATTATGTGGAACTAATCCATTTGTATGACTCTTATGTGCAAGTCTTAAACAACCATTCTCTTTAGAGGTATCTTCCATATAAACTGCACAACTTATAATCTCATTACTATCTCCATTGAAGAAGTAATTATCTTGGTGCATATATGTAGAATGACCAGTCCCAGCTTTCATTGGGAAGAATTTACTAATGTAAACATCAATACTTTCACTAGTATTTAGGAGTTTTTTTGCTTTCTCTACGAGAGATGGATGGGATGCAAGTTTAAGAAATTCGGGTTCAAACTTACAAGCACCTTCTATTTTATTGAGATTCAGTTCATCCCTGTCATTCCAACAGTACTCTTCCTTGTTTGGATTGTTTAGGACTTCATTGTATACATTCTTACAGACATTGTAATAGTGTTCATATTCCTCTTTGGTGAGAAATTTATCTAGTATGTCGTATCCTTGATTATTAGGCCATTGAATCATTTTAAATCAAACTGTTTGATGTTGTAAGAGAATCCTTCTTCATTGTAAATATTTATTCTTTCCTTAAGATGATTAAGAGTATAATTATCACATTGAAGGTCATCTGCTATATCAAACAATCTCATAGATGTCTTTCCATCAGTCTTACGAAGACCCCTACCAATTGACTGTAGGTTTCGTATTCTAGATTTAGAAGGGGATGCGAAGATAACATTATCTATCTTTTTAATATTCACACCAGTAGAAAATGTTCCATAAGATGCGAGGATAACATTGTCATTTGCTTTCTCTACTAAGGTTCTCACCTCTTCCCTATCTTCGGTATCTGTTCCACCATACACATAGTGTAACTTATCTCCAAGTCTATTAAACATTTTACCATGCAAGACTTCACCATGTTTTTCAACATACTGGAATAGTACAAGTGTGTTTCCTTTCAGACTATACACTAGGTTACAGATAAAGTCGTTTCTACTATCATTCGATACCAAGTAATCCATCTCATCTTGGTATGTAGTTTTCTTTTGTTTAAGATGACGAAGTATAACACAATCTATCTCTAAGTTTGCGATAGTGCCTTCTTCCATCAATTCTTTAGTTGAGATTACCTTTTTGACTGGGCCGAACAAACCTTCTAGTTGTAGTCTATGAACCTCTGAACCATCTAAGGTTCCCGTGGTTCCAATACGGATTGCAGTAGTCTTCATCTTCTCTAGGATAGACTTGAGTGTTTGTGCTTTGAATAAATGTGCTTCGTCACCAATGACAACATCAAAAGACTCTAGCACCTCCTTTGGAGCTTTTGCGAATGATTGCCATGTGGTGACGGTAATAGGTGCATCAAAGACTTCTTGTCCATGATATATCTTACATACTCTTTCTTTATATCCGTACTCTTCAAAATCTTTTGTCATTTGTTCTACCAGTGAGGTGGTGGGAACTATGATTACAGTCTTACAGTTAGGTAATGACATCTCTCCTTCAAACCATCTACATAACATATAAATGATTAGAGACTTACCACTTGCAGTAGGGGATAATAAGAGTTGTCTACCATACTGCACTGCAGTCTTAAATGCATCTACTTGATAATCACGAGGTGCAAATGGAAGACCAAGGCCAGGTATTAAACCATCCCCATTGACAAAGAAGTCAACATCTTCATCAGACATTCTATTCTTATCTCCGATAACTTCTTCTATACCCTCGAACCCGTAACCTCTTTCTCTACAGAACTCATCAACATATGGAAGTAAACCAATGTATATTTTGTGTGTTTTAATTGAGAAAAGACGAACCTTACCATCCCACATACGATTCTTGTATGAAGGCATAAACTTTGCATTAGGTACAGTGAATGAGAAGAACTCAAAGAGGTCTCTTGCAAGTCCATCATCACAATGAACTTTCATAAACACTTCGTCTATTTTTGATACTTTAACTATATCAGACATATCGATTTCCTACACACCATCCAACTAAGGATATACGAGTTCCTCTCAACACTGGGGTCACTTGGTGATATAGGAATGAAGGAAATACAATCATACTTCCTTTTGCTTTTGCAGAGAACGGAATCGTTCTTACAGAATTTTGTAAATCAACTTGAAGATTTGAATCTAATTTATTAAATTCATTTTGAGGTTCTAACCATTGAAAGTGTCCACCTTCATACTCATCAGGGTCTGTTAATTGTATGGTGAAACTTAACTTTCTATGCATTCCATTATCATATACATCAGGGCCTGCATCAGTATGCCATGTATAGAAGTCACCTTTCTTATTTTCTTGTTCTTGATAGATTGTATATTGAAGATTTTCTATGTAACTATACTCATGTCCCCAACCACTTATTTCTTTTGCTTCGTGTATACCATCATTGATTTTATTCATGAGACTAAACTCATCATTCTTAAACCATTTTACAGTAGACCTTCTTATAGAATCATTTATATTAAAGTCTGAATCATCTGAATCTTGGTCATTGAAATTATCTCCAACTCTTCCTTCATCAACTGGTAAGGTATTTGCATAAGTATGAAACTCTTGTACTTCTTTATCTGTAAAGAAGCCAGGTATTTCACACACATAATTTTGTAGTATCATTCTATTGTCCTGCCATGAATTTTCTCCAATCGATTGTGTTCTTAATCGTTTGGTGTCTCCATGTGATATTTTGCATACATTCTTTAAGAAAATCTATAGTAACTTTTAGATACTCTATTTTTGCTTTTGCAGATTGTAAATCAGTATCTGAATTGAAAAACATTTGCATGTCATTCTTCATAATTTTTAACCCGTCAAATGGGTCATGAGACCAACCTAGTTCGTTAATTCTATCCTCGTCCATTTTACCATTGAACCACAACCACTTATCTTTAAGTAAAGTGTTATACTTAAATTCATGTTGTTTTAATAATAGAATCTTACTAGATAGTAAGTCTTGATATTTTGCAT